GCGTCAGCAAAGTGGTATTGGATATTGACAGCGGCGGCGGTTACGTTGCTGGTATTGATGAGCCAACACAGGCTATCGCCAACAGCGCAAAACCAGTCGAAACGTTCGTTAGTGGCAGCATGTACAGCGCAGCTTATTGGCTTGGTGCTACAGCAGATACGATTACCGCCCATAAAGGCGCAGGTATCGGCTCTATTGGCGTTTATAACGTCCATACTGAGCAGTCCAAAGCTTACGAAGAACGTGGCGTTAAGTTTTCAATATTTCGCTCAGGCAAATGGAAAGGTGCTTTTAATGACTTTACCGCCCTGAGTGATGACGAAAGCGCAGCACTACAGGCTAGTGTTGACGAGTCAGCCAAAAACTTCTTCAACCACGTAGCCACTCAGCGTGGCATTGACACAAAAACAGTAGCTGATTGGGAGGGCGGAACTTTCTCAGCCCAAGAAGCACTAACACAGGGTTTGATTGATGATATATCAAGTCAGCCAACAATTTCCCAAATGTCCGAGGAGGACAGCATGACGTTAGAACAGGCACTAGCCGAAAACCAAGATTTGAAAGCACAGGTGTCTGCTAAAGATGCTGAACTTCAAGCCTTTCAAGCTGCTCAACGTACCGATGACATTCAGGCAATAGCCGAAAAGTCAGGTCGTGAGTTTACCGCAGACGAAACAGCGCAAATGCAAGCAATGGATATTGCGTCTTTCAAGATGGCGACTTCATTTATCCCTGCCAAAGCAGTTGAGCCTACCAAGCCAGCATTGGCTATCTTTGGTGAGCAAGCAACGCAAGGTAAAACCGATCAAACAAACGACAACCTAGATGCCAATATTGCTAAATGGGCAGGAGTATAATTATGATGTATCAAGACGTAGCATATACCGCTGAAGACGGTCTAGTAGTTGGTGATGGCGTACAGACTGATTCAGTCGTACCGACAGCTGCAACCGCATATAAGCGTGGTGATTTAGTTGCTATTGCACCTGCCACCAACGTAGCAAGCCATCCATTAACGATTGCAGAGTTTAATGCCATTGTCGTTGAAGACGTTACTGCCGATCAAGCTGACGCAGCTATTGCAGCAGGGTTTGAAATTCCAATTTATACTCAGGGCGAGTTTAACGTCCTGCAAACGTCATTGAATGGTGTTAAAGTCACCACCGCGAATGCAGCAGCAGCACGAGGTCGTGCTAACACGGCTACATCACTAGAACTACGTATGCCGTTTGGCACAGGAGTATAATTATGAGTATTACCGTAAATATTCAAGGTCAAGAAGTACAGTTGTTAGATGAAAGTCAACTATCAATCGTCAATAACAAAACCAAGCCAGTTGATTCATGGTTGCTAGACACGTTCTTTGGTAAAAAAGTGTCTTTCAATGGTAAAGACGCTGTGCCACTAGATGAGCTTGAAACTTCTAGCCCACTTGCTCCGTTTGTATCCCCTTTATCTCAAGGTAAGCCAATCGTAGCTCAAGGCGACTTCCAGCGTAAGTATGTAAAAGCAGCTTACTTAAAACCTGCTGGCTCAGTAACTCCCGATAGCGTTTTCGATACCGCCTTGCTAGTAACCTTGCGTGAAGCAGGTATCATCACGACTACTAACGGTATGTTGTCAAAACAAGAGCAATTACGTGTGGCACAGATTGGCACGTTTAATAACTTGCGCCAGTCTATCGTCAATCGTAAAATCTTGATGGCAACTGACATTCTTACTACTGGTAAGACAGTTTGTGTTGGTGATGATTATCCATCATACCTAATTGATTTTGGTCGTGATTCTGCTCTAGATTATACGCCTACTGTCAAGTGGAACAACACGGCAACCGCCAAACCTATTACTGACATTGAAACCATGAATGACTTGCTTATTGAGAAAGGTGGTTCAGCAGCTCAAATGGCTATCATGTCAAGTGCTGTGTTCAATGCCTTTGCTAAGACAGACGAATACAAAGAGCGTTTCCGTGAGCCGTTAGGTGCTAATGCGCCAAGTGCATTTGCTCCACAGTTAAGCCGTCCTGATATGCCACAGTATCGCGGTGAAGTTGCTGGTATTCAGTTCTATACCTATGACTTGACGCATCGCTTGAATGGTGTTCCTGCTCGTTATATTAACGCCAAAGGCTTCTACTTGGTTTCCGATATGCAGGGCTATCAAGCTCAGTGTGAAATTAAGCATTTAGACGCTTATGGTCAGGCTCTTGAGTTCTTCGACTATCAAGTTGTTGAAAAAGACCCTAGCACCATCAAGATGATCACTGAGTCAAGCCCGCTTATCGTTCCAAGCAACGTTAACGGTGTTTCTGGTGGTAACGCATTTATTGCATAACCAAATGTGGCGGTCAGGATTAAAGGCTTGACTGCTAATTTATGAGGAGAATAATAATGGCTGATAAATATATTGCAGTCGGTTCGGTAGGTTCATTTCTACCCAATCAAGAAGTGGTTGGTCTTGAAAAAGAGCAGTACACTGAATTACTTGAGTCGGGCGCTGTACGTGTCGAGAAAGAAGCACCAAAGAAAGAAACCACTAAAAAATAAGTGAGTAAAAGTCATGGACTTAGCATCGTTTAAACAGCGTTATCCGTCATTCATAAATGACATTGAGAGTCAACAAGCATTAAGCGATGCTGGTCTATTCATTAATATGTATGACATAGATGACAATAAGCTAGAACTAGCAACCGCTTTAATGACGGCTCACTTGCTTAGCCTTCCGAAAGGTGGCACAGAGCAGCTTGTGACTAAAGTGAAAGCCGACACCGTTGAAGTTGAATTTAGCGATAAAGGTGGCGCTCACAATGGTTGGTTTAGCTTAACGAGCTATGGATTACAGTTTGGATTATTAATCAAACCAAATTCCAAAATAAGGGAGTATGGTGTGATTAATGATGATGATAGATTGGCTATTATATTTGAAGGTCACCCTGACGAGCCAAGCGAGAATTATTATGATAAACCAACTTATAACTAAGCACTTATCTAAAGCTTTCGATGGCGCATTAAAAGATACCGTGAGTACGTTCACAGGCACTCGAAAAGGTGGTCAGGGTTATTATGACCCTGAGCTTGGAGAGTATGTTGGTGCAACCAATGTGACCTACACAGGTCGAGGTGTCGCATCCAGCTACAATGATTTTGAAATACAAGCCAGTCAGGTTGATATTAATGATATTAAGTTTATCTGCTTGCAGTCCGAGGTAACTATAAAGCCACAGATTGATGATGTTATCACGCAAGACGGAAAGCAACGCAACGTGCTTACCGTTGCAAGTGATCCCGCGTCAGCCACTTGGGTCGTACAACTAAGGGGCATCAATGTGGAATAAGTCACCAACACTGTTTGCAGCTTCGGTTGAGAAAGTTGCTGTCAATCATGTGAAAAAAATTGGTCGTGACATGATAGGCAGCTTGGTTGACTTATCTCCCATTGATACTACTCAATATGTCAGCAACCACAATGTCAGCATGGACGTACCTAACTGGTCTCACAGTGAGTTTAAATTACTAGGCGAGAGAGGTTCTGAGGCAGAAGGTATGGCATCTATTGCAGCCCTCCCAACGACCAAGCTACATGACGTGTGGTTTACTAACGCCACGCCTTACGGTAATGAACTAGAGGGCGCGAAGTCAGCACAAGCACCTATGGGTGTGTATAGACCAGCTTTCTTAGGTGTCGCTCAATGGTATAAAGGCTAACGATATGAGTAAAGAATTTATACGAAAATCCATAGAGGGTCGCTTTGCATCTTTTGATGGTCTTAGTCCTGACCGTAAGGGATATGAGAACAGAAAAGACCCTAACGTGCCATCTACAGGTCAGTGGGCGCAGATATACATCACTCACGTACTAAGAAAGGTCGCCTCTATAGGTGATGACCCTTGCACTCGCAGAACAGGTGTCGTGACAATAGAAGTTTTTGAGCACACAGGTGCTGGCACAGCAAGCATCAACCGACTAACCGATAGCCTTGAAGATTACTTTAGCTTCTATCAGGTTGGTAGTCTTTGGCTTGATGCGGCTCGTACTATCAACACCCGAACATCGGATAGTTACTATCTGTCCACAGTTTATATACCTTACACTTATGATGATAATTAAGCACAAACCCACCGCCCTCGATTGAGTGGCTTTTTAATGTAACTATTGGAGAAAACCCATGTCGAGAGGCACTAAAGTCGTACTATCGTATGTCCCGCAAACCGATGTAGAAACCGTACCGCTAACAGGTTGGAAAGTTTTACCTCGCGTATCAGATAGTTTAAATAATACGGTTGAAATGACTGACAGTGAAACAATCGCTGATAGTCGAATCCGCACGGCAGGTATGGTGACTAGCGCCAGCGCTGAGGGCGATGTTGAAGTTGAGATGATTAAAGTTACTTATGATGACCTAATCGCAGCAGCAGCAGGCAATACTTGGGTTGTTGACGCCCCTCTCGGAACAGATACCATTACCTTTGGTGGTGATGTGGTTTCCTTGTTTGCGATGGAAAAAAATCATAAAGACATTACTCAGTATCACTACTGGTCAGGTATGCGCGTCAATAGCTTTAGCTTAGACATTCCTGACTCTGGTTTTATCGGCATGACCTTTGGCTTTATGGGTAGTGGTTATGAGGCATCATTAGTGGCGTCTGCTCCATCGCCCGAAGCAGCCATTACATCGCCTAAAGCCACAAGCTTGAGCGTTAGCGACATTCAGATTGATGGTATTACAACGCAGGGCGTATCATGCGTGACAGCGTTCAGCTTTGAGTTGACTAACAACATCGAACGTCAGAATTGTTTAGGTGCAGGCCTTTATGGCTCTAGTTTCCTAGAAATGATGGCTGACATGTCAGGTTCGCTAACTTTGGCTTATAGTCAAAGAACTCAGGCAATTCTAGACAAGCAGCTAACAGGCGCACCGATTGCTATCGAGACTACTGTTAAGTTCCCTGATGGTGACACCTATGTGCTGACCATTCCAAAAGCTCAGATTAGTGGTGATATTCCAGCAGGCAGTAAAGAGAAGCTTGAAGCGTCGCTAACCTATACGGTCTATGCTGATGTACCAGCCGATGCACCAACAATTAAACTCATTACGGCATAAGGTAGAAAAGACATGACTTTCGTAGTTAAAAAGATTAACCTTGACGACTTGGATAACAAGACTGGCGAATATACCCATGAAGATACGGGTATCACAATGACGTTAAAGTCGTTCAATAACCCACAGTTTCAAAAAGCATATAACATGCTTATGAGCCGCGAGCGTTCAGACAACGAAGCTATCCGTGAGCGTAAGCTTGACGATAGCTTTTTGGACGAGATTGGCGATGGTGAGAAAACCACTGACGAGCTGCTTGTGAAAGCAATCGGCAAGTTTTTGGTGGCTGATTGGCTGGTGAATGATGAAAACGGTGATAAGTTAGAGGTTAGTGCAGACAACTTCATCTTGCTAATCGCCAACATCGAGCAGCCCATGCCGTTCGTGCAGTGGTGCTTGGATAGTGCAGCAGAAGTTGCAATTACTAACGCAAAGAGCTTGTCTGCTACTAAAAAAAAGCCACCGACCGCTACTCGTGGGAAAAAGACTACGAAAGCATCAGCGACTTCGAAGTAGAAGTAAGGACTCATTTGGGTTTAGACATACCTGTCGAGCCACCTACTGATTATCTTACTCGTGCAATTATAACTTGCTTCTACTATGCCAGTCGTGGTAGGAGCTACATTAGCGGAATGGCTGTAATGCCCTTGCCTATAAGTGTGAAGGGCATTACAGACGTTATTACCGCCCACCCAGTTTTTGTTGATAGAGATATTCTTGACCCTTGTGTATTTGCCCTTGATGATGAATTTCTATCAGAACAACGAAATAATAGTGACAAAGGTTAATAATATATATATA